GGCTGTATCCCAGGACCTGAAGTTGATTGCTGGAACGGAGAACCTGTAATTCCAAATGTTCCATCTTTTACTAATGGTAACTCTTTCTTCATATTTTCCAACTCATTATTATAATCGAAACCTAATGCCTCTAATGCTGTTTGATAAGATAACATCCTCCTATCTACCATAGAACTTAAAGTACTCATATATAGAATTTCATCCCTTAAAACACTATCATCCCAACGAATTTTAGGAAAACGATCAAAACCCATGGCTTCGGCTATTTGGCGATACTCTTTATATATCCATTTCTCTACTTGACGCCTAGCATAATGAATTTCCTCCATTATGCCTTTAGTTAATAAACTAACTTCAGCAGTATTAATATCACCTGTACCGTCTATTAAAGCTCTAGTAACAGCTAAACCAGCGGTCATATCTTCATTAACCTGTTCATATTTAGACGGCCCTAAAATAGCTTCTATTTCTGGAGATACAATTTTTTCAATCTCTAAAGTATGATTCCATACTACATCAAATGATTTACTTGGTGTATCAAACAATTTTGCTACTGTTTCAAGTTCTTTCTGTGAAACTACAGGGTATTCGTCGTTACCTATTGTAATCTTTAATATATAATTCGATATACCATCTAAAGTACTCATATCAGCACGTTTAAGTGCCCTCTTATATTCAAGGGTATCAAACACCCTAGTAGATCTAGGTTTGGCATAACGCTCATAAGGTTGTTTCCTATAAGTTATCATTCCAACTAAACGTGAATCTAATTGAAATTCACCGCCCTTCTCTGACGCTTTTTTAAGCTCATTTGGTAGGGATTTAATAAGTACTTTCTCTTCTTCAGTAAGTTCTGATTTATCTTTTTTTAATAATTGTCCTAATTCTTGTGGTGGGGTTAATTTAACAGAAACATTATCAAATAACAAATTACCTTCTATATTTACAAGTTGATGATTTAACACGGTATAAGCTACAGGCAGATGACCTTTTGACCATATATTCTTTTTTGCAGCTTGCTCAATCTTTGCTAAAGTAGTTTGATCAGCGCCTGCTGTTTTAGCATCCCTAATTATCATCCTAATAGTTTCGTCTTTTTCTTCCTCATAACCATTATGAAGCTTATATAAACGATCTATTTCAGCTTTATCAGTAGTGGTATTAGTTTTTTTGCCAGGTATGGGTGATAAATAAGAGACTCTAGGTTCATATTTAGCCAAAACCTTATAAGTAACCACATGCCCTATCTTAAAAAAATCTAAAAATATCCACTCTAAAACCTCTTCAAAATTAACATCAAATGCCCAAGTATCATAAAACTGTTTTATATTTGTATCATCAATATCATTCTCAAAACCTTTCATAGCTAAAGTAGCTAAAGTATTTATAACTGACCCTATAAGGGGATCTTCGTAATAATACCTCTCTGCACTCTTAAAAAGATTTTTCGGATCATCTTCATGGGGAGATTTAGATAGACCTAAATCTAAATTTTGCCTTGAAATAAAATCTCTATTTATTGTAGCAGCTGATTCCATACCATACACATGTGGTTTAATGGCCATACCTGGTTTATCCAAAATAGCTAAATTTTGTTTAGTAGGTCTCAACATAAATGTAGATTGCCCAGTTTCTGAATTTACAGAAACCGATTCTATACCTGCATTAGGAAATCTGGCTTGTAAATCAGCTGTTAACTTATTTGTATCTAATGTATCTTTTTTCATAAAATTACCTATTAAACTAGAACATCTCCTGTACCAGAAACCGTAGTGGCATCGGTTGTAACTGGTTTGTATTTAGTTAGGTCTCTTCTTCCAATTAAATCATCCATAGTGTAAGTAATAGCACCAGTTCTTCTTTTTGTATAATCCTCTGGCTGCTCTTTATTTTTCCACCAAGGATCGCCTATAAAATCACCTCTATCTGACATATAAGAACCTCCTTTAAGTTAATTTAATAACTCTATTTAATATTGAGGTTAGTTTAATCTAACTAAAAACCTCATAAAAATCATCTATAAATTCTAACGGGGTATAAGGATCGAACCACCCCATTACCCTACCATTAGTTTTTAATAATTTCTTACTCTTTTTAGCTACTCTTTTTATAACAGGGAGAGTATCTTCATCTATTACATCATAAAAATCTAAAAATATAAAATCAAATTTTTTATCAGAAGTATCAATATAATCTAAACCATTTTTATTTATAATATTATGATCTTTATAACCAAACCTCTTTATGAAATCTGTATCAATATCTAATAAATCTTTGTAAGCTTTTATTACGTTACTGTTTATTTCTATAGTAGTTAAATCTGTTACATACGGTAATGACAAAATATATCTGGACACAACACCTAGTCCCAAACCTATTTCCAAAACACTACCTTTGGGCAAGTCCTTTAATTGATCCATATAATCTTTTATTTCACTACCTAGAGCCCATATATTATGACTAGGACCTATTTCTAAAAGTAAGTCATTGTCATATTCATAAACTTTAACATTACCGTGCTCTGATATTATTTTACCTTCATCAAAGTACATCAGTGTACCTGCCTCTTATCATTTAGGTTTTTTCTTTAAAACAGCTGCACTCAAACCTACACGAGAAGCTATTTTATTTCCCCCAAACCCTAAATTTCCAGTAGCACCTAAATAATCAAAAGATTGATTTGGTGTGTTTCTTCCTCTAACCAAACCACTTTCATTATAAAGAATAGGATCACCTTCTTCTTCTAATTCACGTTCAACCATTCGTGTACCGTGTGCTGCTAAAATAAGTGCAGAATATAAATCCTTATTCATACCTTTTGTTGGGGTGTCAAAATGAAGTATACCAGTAGGTGTTTGAGTTACAACAATGTTAAGTAATTGTGATTTTAAAACCTCTACTGACTTGTAAGCATTGGCTATAGCATCACTAGTAGAATCAACTGGCGGGGCTGGAAATAACACACTCTTATCTTCCAACATAGCTTTAGTTGTAAAGTTAGCATCAGAAATCCAAGAAGGATTAAAATTAACCATCTCAAGTATATGTCTTCCTTCTAAATGTGTATGATCTGGATTAGTTCTATCTATTATAGGTTGGACATCCCCATAACCCTCTTCTAATAAATCACAAACAGCTTTACCTCCACCACCTCTATCCATAAATATTCTTATGACATTGTAATGATCACAAAAGTTCTGAATAGCAGTAGTAAGAGCTTGTGTAGTTTGGGTCTTTAACTCTATTACATTTACTATTTTATTAGGCATTCCCATTTCAATAATTATCACACCACAACTAGCTCTACCTCCCTGATTAGGGTCAACACCTATAATATAATTTTTATCTTTTACTCCGCGCATCTTTAAGGTAAAATCAGAATTAACAGTACATTCCTCCAACATAGAAGCTTTAAAAAATCCTTCAGAATCAGATATCATAGCTGCTTCATACTCCATACTATACTCTGATGAAGACATAATACGCTTAGCTTCAGCAATATTATTCAGATCCAAAAAGCCTTCCGGTAAATCCCAATATGGTACCTGCCAAACCGCATAAGAACAATCTTCACCTTTTTCTTCAGCTTCATTCATCATTCGCCAATGATCTTTCATACGTCTCCACATATGATTAAATTTATAATAACCAGAAGAAGTCATTATCATTTTATTAACCTTTTCGTCTGCAAAATCAGATTCTTGAGCAAGACCAGCATCAATCAACCTCTTTTTTTCTTCCAACCTTCTAACACGCTCCATAGGTGCCAATGCAGTAGCCCCCATCGGACGAAGAACAAGATCAAGTGTCATATCTGGAACTTGAGCTAACTCATCTACAAGAATTAAATAGAAACGAGACCCACGAATTTTATTACCGTCGCCCAATGGAAGAGCCTCAATATATGAAGGTGTTTTACCACCAATAGCTTTGAATTTAAGATAGCATGTATCAGAACCTCTAGTGGGTCTTTTAGCAGTAGCCTCACGAAGGATTGATGATTGATCATATAACTTTTCCACTTCAGAGAATATCATCTTTGAATTATGATTAATAAAACCATTAGCCCAATAACAATGTTCATTTTCTACTTCTATGTCTATTGAAGGAGCTTTAAATTTTGTAATGTTTTTAGGCTTAATAAAAAATACATCAAAATTAACTAATACTTTAAGATTATCAATCACATTATTTTTATAACTATCCATACTATCGTATATAATTAATAAACTTTCAATAGTATCTAAATTTAGTTTTTTTGTGCCTTGCTTTAATCTATTAATTATTTTACCTAGTAATTTAATATTATTTGAACCTCTAGTACAGTTATTTTTTAATTCTACTAATGCGGATAACAAATTTGTATTAGTTGCTGGAACAAAAGTATTAGATCTTTTTAGATTCATATCTACTAAATAGTTATGTAATAATTTACTTTTCCTGTCAAATCTAAAACCTATTAGCTCGTTAAATTTATACAAATCCTCATAACCTGTTATTCTTAACTTATAACCATCAGAACATTTAGAGGGTTTATGGCCTTGACTTAATTGTTTTATACATGCTTTATTACTTAAATTTAAATTAGAAATTATACCTAAGTTAAGTAAAACTGATTGAATCTCTTTAACTAATCTCTTTGAGGATGTATTAAAAGATACCTCACAATGTGGGTATCCATGTTTATGTTGTTGTATATAAACACTACCGTCTGTGTCAAAAAGTCCCTGTAGAAATGCTATGAAAATCTCTCTAGATGCTTTCTTAATTACATCTGGGACTTTTTTATCTAAAGCAGTTGTTTTTGTAAAGCCGCATTTTAATAAGTATTGTACTAGTTTTTTACAAAAATACTCTATTTCCCAAGTATTATTTTTTCTATTATCTCTTCTTATGTGCTCTTCTTTATTTACTAAAAAATATTCACGTAGATACCTATCAAATGAATCCAATAAGCCCTGATCTTCACTAACAAAATCTACACGTTGTTTTCTTTTGTTTTTACTAACAGAAACACAACCATCTCCTACAATTAAGCCCATCCAGTACGCTAAGTCTGGGGTTAATTCTTTAGGTATAATACAATCTTTTGTACGCCAATCATGTACAAATTCATCAAAATTGGGCATCGAGTTATCGTTACCAAAATAGTTGAATCCTTTTCTTATAACTATATAGTCATCTTCAGTAATATCTTGAAGTTCTTTATAAATAAAAGATAAATCGTTTCCTAAAACTAATATCCTATGATCTATTGTTCCAGATACCTCAAAGCCTTTATTAGACTCTATCAAAATACAGTCACGTTCAATATTTTTCCATTTATTTATAATAGTATTATTTGATTTAAATGACTGTACTTTAGTATAACCTGTGCTTATAGATTCGTAAAAATCTTCAACAGTAGAATATAACCCATTAGAAGTCCACAAGGTGTCGTAAGTTCCTGAAATTATTGGAAAACATTGGCGAAAGACTGGCCCAATTAGGCCTATCCTGTTCCCTGGATATAACATAGCTGACAAAGCTGCTAACAGACCAAGAGCAAAAGTTTTTCCATATCCACGCCCGGCCACACAGATTACATAGTTCTTAAACCACATGTCCCTAAATACCAAACGCTGGATAGGAGCTAAATCCACACCCAGCAGTTCGTATGCAGCAGTACAAGGATGAGCCCTGTAAAACTCTACCAGTTCTTTACCATTTGTAAGTAATTCTTCTAAATTACTTCCTTTTCTTGCCACTATTAATCCTCACCTTCTGTTGCTTCAGATATGTCATATCTATTACCAACGTAGTCTTTTCTTTTCTCCAATATACCTTTTTCTTCTTCTCGGAGTCTATTAAGTCTTTCTGATTGTTTTCTTTTTGTATCCAAATCATAAGCCACTGCTAAATCAACTATAGAAAAACCTTTAAGCTCGTTGGGGTCTATTCTATCCCTACGTCTAGACGATAAACTTTCTTTAATTTTTTCATTACGTTTATCTAGTTTTTCTATAGCATTAGCTATATCTAATTGTTTTTCTGGATCTTCTTTTGTTCCTTTTAATAATCTAAAATATAGAACTCTATTCATAGCCAAATTAACTATATCATCCATGTCTCCTGATGTTAAATCATCAGCATCAAAGTCAGATAGATACACTTCTAATATATCATTATACATTTCCAATTCGGCGGGGTCAAAAACATCACCCACCGGAATCAAATCTTTTATTAATTTCTTAATTTTAGGTTTTGCAGTTCTCCCACTACCAGTACCACCCATAATTAATGTACCTCTCCTTCACAATCATCATTATCTTCTTCTGTATCAAATTCAAAATGTTCTTGTTTATACATAAGTAATAATTCAGGGGTTAATTTGTGACTAAATATCTCTTCTATATTCTGACCATATGATATCTCAACTCTTAATTTATTCCTAATAGTTCTTTGAGTTAGAATATCATTACATAAATCTAATTCATCACTCACATCATCAAGCCACTCTATCATACAATCATCATAATCATATCTTTCATAGGTATTTAGAATCTCATCTGATAAAGGGTTCTTTCTTTTAAAATGTGTTATTAAAGATTTTGAAATTTTTACTTTTGTAGACTCTTTATGCTTCTGACCTTTTTTAGCTTCACTAATAGCTCTTTTACTGGCCTCACTCAATCTAAACCCTATAGGCCTACCTTTTCTTCCTTGCGATCTAAATCCTCCTTGCATATTAAACCTCCTTTACTTTAGAGAATTTTTTACATGCAGAGCATACCATACCTACAGTAGCTTTAGTAGCATATGATATATTACCACAATTTTCACACTGTACTACTGCAGGACTACTTATAGGTTTAGGTGGTTTTCTAAAAGAAAAAGGTAATTTCTTATGTTCGTCGGCAAACTTACTTTCCTTATGAATACGTTCATTTAATTTCCTTACCCCTTCTTCAGGTTCCCATCTCCTTGGTAGGGAACCTGGTCTTAATTCTCCTATACCCAATTCACCAAAATGGTGTCTATCTGCCATATTATAACTTCCTCCTTTAAATTTCCAAATCCATATCCAGAATTTTTAAAATGTCTCTAGTTTCAATATATAGATACTTCCTGGCGCTATCTATACCAGCCTCGAAATCTTCTCTCATTTTTGCTGGGGTAACTGATAATTGTTCAAATTTATTACCTTCCTCTAAATTTTCAGTGGCATACACTTCATACATTTTTAAATTAGTCTCATACTTCTTACGCATAAACTTTAAAGAGGATTCTATAATACCAGTTATTATAGACGCTTTCTTTTCCTTACTAATACTTGGGGTGTTACAAATACCTGCTATGAAACCAAAAAGACCGCAGTAACCTTTAATGTTCTCCATTATATCACGAATAATTTCACCACGTTCATCCATTATTATTTCATCAAGATATTTAGTACTACTCATAAACTTCCCCTTTATATTTAACATCTATAAATTTTTTAGATGCCACATAATCTGCCATATACACACATAATTCTTCAAGAGTGTACTCTGACATAGGCTTTTTAACATTCTTAACTGACCAAGGACCATAATGTAATGCCACACTACTTCTAATTATATCATATTCCCATTGTTCTAAAAGTTGAGTTTCATTCTGAATTTTATCTACTAATTCAGCTGCTAGTCTTGGGTGGTATTTTACAGTGTGGCCTGAATGCCACTCACCTTGTTTTAAAAGATCGTGTATCAAACAAGCACTAAGTATCAAATCCCTTTTTTCCTCAATATCTAAACCTCTAGCTAAAGTATAACCAACAACAAAAACTCTTTTAGTATGTATTATTGTACCATCCCAACTTAATTCGTCAAGCGGGTGGTACTTACCAGAAGAGCTTGCAGGGCAATCAGTAAAAAAATAATCAGGTGCTGTAGCTATACATAATTTTGTAAACTCTCTTATCCTATCATCTGATATTAATTCCAACTGTTCATCAAAACACTTAAATCTATCCTCAATATTCATTTAATTCTCCAATTCTTAATACGGTTTATATGACGGATCTGATACCGTCAAATTTACTCTCTCTAATCGTGTAGAGTTATGGCTAGGATTATACCCAGGAGATTTCCAACCAGAGCCATCAACACTATTTGATCTAGCTTGATCTACCATAGGATTAACTATTGTATCTGTGTATCTTTGGTTTTTATCATAAGACATAGGGTATCTTTCTTTATATTTAGTAAGTTTAGGTTCTCTAAATTCACTTTCTGAAATAGGCATACACCTCTTCCCCCTTATTTATCTTTCTTATCTTTTTTGTCTTCTTTGTCTTCTTTGTCTTCCTTTTTCATTTTGGCGGCTCGATCAATAAAATATTTACCTGCACGCTCTAATGATTCCCTTTCATTCAAACTTGCGCTTTCACTTATATTCTTCATAATATCCATAACCATCAATGCAAACTCGGGGATATCATCACCTTTCCACTCATAAGAGACATGCATATACTCATTATCACCCATTTTGCATCCAAGACTAGCATAGTTATACCCGTCACTGTATCTACTAATATTACTACTTTTTACATTTTTCTTATCAAATCCAACACCATATTTCATTTCAGCCATCTTTTTACTCCTTTATAATTTTTTTTATTTGGTCCACATGAAAATATAGATCTTCAATAGAACCATTATTATTTATAATATAATCAATATTTGGGTAATTGTCAAGGGATGTTTCAGAAGAATGATCATTACCATGAACTTCCACACCATGTTCTCTACCTATTCTAACATGAACACCGCCTCTATCTAATACAGCATCTATTTCATCTGGAAATCTTCCATCTGGTATAATAGCATTACTAATATTATTTTTATCAAAGTATTTAAACAAATCATTTATCCAAAAGTTAGCATCTACTGCTCTATAAGCTTCAGTTCCAACATGTTGAAGTATCTCTCTGGGAGTCCAATAACTATCACCTTTTGGGTATCTTATATCCTCTACTTCTTTTAATTTTCCATAAACCTGCTCCCAAGAAAGTTTAAAATCAGCCATAACACGTTCCTTTAAAGAGTCAGCATAAGACCTTATAACGTAATTACCATCTAATTTTTCCACTAAAATATTAGCAAATGTATCTTTCCCTACCCTTGCCTTACCTGAAATAACAATAAACATAATACTATCCTTTTTTTAATAAATTCTCTATCTTACCTTTGTTGTGTTCTCTGACAGTAGAAGGCTTTAACTCCCCAGTCAAAGTCCTCTTATCATTAAATCTTCTCGGAGATTGTGATATTTTCCTTTTGCCAATATTACCCACTGGGGTAAATTTAACAAAATACTCATCACAATTAGTTTCACCACTGCAATTTTTTGCATCTGCATTGCAAACACAAATTACATTCATATCGTCATCAAACTCTACAAAAAGTCTTTTATTCAAGTTTAACACTCCAGTCTGTAATATCAATTAATCTACAAATATTATTATACTCATTAGCAATACCATTTCTTTTATCTAAAAGTTCAAACATATTAAGCCCATGTCCTTCATAAATTAGATCGTTAATAACACCTAATTTCTTATTTAAAGTGTTTCTAACTTCTACTGCTGTGTTTAAAGATATTCTGGACTCACCGACATCCATCTGTGCTTGATTATTTGCACTCCTAATTAAAAGATTTAAATCCTGTAATTCATCTAAATAATTCAAAATAATTCTTACGGCTTCATCAACTTCTTCAGTATTTTTGAAGGCGTCTTTAGATATTAGAGCTCTTAACTCATCTATCCTTTTCTTAACTTCATATTTTCTATTTAACTTATCTTTTAAAAACATAACCACCCATATATAACTAATTAACGTAAATACGTAGAACAATTACCACAATATTTTAAACTACTTTTCCACCGGCGACCACATGTTGGACATTGTAGTTTAGATTTAACAGTAATCGGTTTCTTAACCTTTTTCCTTTTCACTTCCCCTTTCAGATGAATAATTATTCTATGATTAGTTTCACTCAATTCACCAATACTACCAACAACAAAATCCTGATATGTTTCCATGCCTGGAACAGTTATACCAGATTCATTGATATCACTAGTAACCTTGATATCTGCTCCTGAAGTATAAGTGACACCTGTTTGACTAAAACTTCTATATAGAGGGCCATAATAATCTAAATCACCAAATTCTGGCCCCATATAACCAGTAGGCTTTATCCAGCCCTTATTTATAGGCTTCTCAAATCTATAATCAATTTCTACCAACCCATCCTCAAGGAAATCTCCTCTAAAATCAGATACCTCTTTAGTTTTCTTAATAAACCTAAACTTATTTCTAACTTTAGAGTCTTTCATAAACCCTTTTAATTCAGTAGTTTCATCAGATCCAACTATAATTGAATTACCATCAAGAACATCCCTACCATCAACCTTGATATCTACTAAAGCTTTTCTAACAGACTTATTCTTTAATAAAATTGAATAATCAGCTCCAAATGGTAGTCTAACAGAATTATCTGAAAACTCCCTTAAAACTTTTCCTTTGTATTTTATTACCGCTATAAAATCATTATTATACATCATTATATTCTCCTTTTAACGGATCACCAGTTAAGACCCCTTTTTATTTTAAACTGGTTGATTAATAGACAGTTATGTTTTTTGATCAAACTTATTCTGGTACTACATCAATTGCTTGAATACCTTTATCGGTATCCTTAAGTGAAAATGTTACTGATTGTCCTGCTGTCAAAGTTTTATAGCCATCTAAAATAATTGAACTGTAATGTACAAAATATTCTTCAGACTCATTGTCTTCCTCGCATACAAAACCATAACCTCTCTCATTTGAGAACCATTTGCATTTTCCGTGTACTGCTGTATCCATTAAATTCCCTCCATCCTTTTAATAAATTTTAAATTCCCACAATCCCAAATCCCCTGATCGCCTAATTTCCAACTCTGAAATGTGTTTGGGATCGTGCTTTTGTTTTCTTAAATAAAACATATTAATTCTACTTTTAGTGCTTTTTATTTAATAACCACCTATCTTTTCAGAGGTTACATTAATATTATAGATGTGCTGCCAGTAAACACCCATGAGATACTGAAGTCATAGGCGAAGAAGTACGCCTTACCTCACTAATCTTTAATGGAAAATCTAAATTAGAAAGAACATCTTCCACTTTATTAACAAAACCGTCTGCAAGTGTGAGACCACCTG